GCCTCGATCTCGGCCGTGGGGTACGCGAGCGCCGAGGGCATCGCGGAGAGGTCGGGGCCGCCGTCCTCGATGCTCGGATAGCCCACGGTCGCCGACCAGCGCGGGAGCACGGTGGTGGCCTCGCCATTGAACTCGACGGTGAACTCGGTGCCGTTGTGGGTGAAGGTCGCGGTGTTCGTGGTGCTCATGGTGGTCGGTGCTCCTGTTCGTCGGGGCTCCATCGCCCTGACGAGTGAGAATCTAGGCCCGACGGCCCTGATTGTCTAGATCTATTTTCGGGGGCTCTGTCGATTTCTCAAAACTCCTTCCCCGCAGGCGTTTCCGCGCGGACCTTCCGCGGCGCCCCCGCCTTCCTCTGCGGCAGAGGCGCCCCCGCGCGCCTGCACGCACGACCGAGGGTGCTTGCGTCGGTGCCGAGCGCGCGGGCGGCGGCGCCGTAGGTGGGCTGCGTCTGCGCCCACGCGGCGAGCGCGCGGACGCCGTCGTCGCCGCGCTCACGGCGGGCGTCGGCGAGGGAGGGGAAGGGGGGGTGCATGGCGCGGATCTTAGGCCGTGCGGCCGTGGCCGTCCAGCCTAGAGACGGCACCCGCATGGACGCGCGAGGCCCGCCCGATCTGACAGGCGCACCCCGTTGCCCCCGCGGCTCGTCGGTGGAGACGCGAATGTAGATGGCGGCTCGCATGTCAGCGGTCCCCGGAGGCTACCGCCGGGGCGGGGCGGGTGTCATTGGCGGCGCACGATGCAGGCGAACCCGCCGAACCGGCGCACCAGGGCGAGCCACTGGAGCTGCTCCGCGGTCGCCCGCCCCGTCGGGGTCTTCACCTCGAGCGCGACGAAGCGGCCCGCGGGCATGAGCACGCCCACGAAGTCGGCGCTGCCGTTGGCGAGCCCGTACTTCACGACGGACACCGACTTGCCGTTCCAGTGCTCGGCGATCCCCACGTTGTTGCGCCAGAGCACCAGCGTGGGGTCGCTGCCGAGGGCCAGCCGGATGGCGTCACTGATCTGGGCCTCCGTCATGCCTGCCCCCTAACTTCGTCCTCGGCCGCCATCATCTCGCCGACGCGCGCGGTGATTTCGAGCTTCGCCCGGAGCTTGCCGTCCGGGTCGATGTCGTCCCAGGTGATGTCCGTGCAGGTGGCCAGCGCGCGGCACGTGTCGGTCACGCGCTGGGCCGCCGCGTGACGGTGCACGGTGCCCTCCCCGGCCAACTCCGCCAACGACGACCCGAAGGTGTTGCAGGCGGCGGCGACCCCGAGGGCGGCGGCGGGCGGCTCGCCGAAGAGCACGCCGCGGAGCAGCATCACGTTGACCGCGAGCTCCCCCGCGTTCCAGAGGATGTCGCGCATGGCCCACAGGCACCACGCGCGCTGGCGCTCCGCCGTGGGCGCGGCCTCGTCGAGCGCGAAGGCGCCGCGGGGGCAGAGGGTGCCGTCGGGCGTCGTGTGGAGCGACAGCGCGACGCAGGGGCGCCCGGAGAAGTCTCTCGCGGGGATTGTCCACGCGTTGGTGCCGCACGCCTCGCAGCGGCGGGCGAGCACGGAGATGTGTTCGTTCACGACGCACCGCCCATCGCCGCGAGCTCGTCGGCCAGCGCCTCCGCGGCGTCGATCCCGCCGAGGCGCGCGATGACGCCGGCCATGCGGCGCACGAGGGCGAGGCCGTCGACGGGGGCGCCGCGGGGGATCTTCTCGCCCGTGTCGACGACGCGCGGGGCCTTCTTCCGCGCGGCGCCGGTCTCCACCTCCACCTCGATGCGGTCGATCTTCACCCGCCCGCGCGCGGGCTTCGCGGGGCGCTGGTCGAGCGCCGCGGCCTTCTTGGCGCGCGTCGCCCCGCTCTTCCGGCCCGCCGCCGCCATGGCCGGGTTGGGCGCCGGGAGGGTGCCGTCGCGGAGGCCCTGCGCCGCCGCGGCGAGGCCCCCTTCCATCGGCGACCCCGCGCGAGCGCGGGCTTCCTGGAGGCGCCGAACCTCGGCAACGATCGCGTCGGCGAGCGCCTCCACGACGATCGCGCGGCGGGCCTCGGGCGGGAGAGCGCGGGCGGTCACGCGGCCTCCCATCGCTCGAAGCTGTTGGCGCCAACGATCTCGCGCGCCACGTCGGGGCACACCGAGTCGCCCGCGAGGCCCACCACCGCCGCCTTCGTGAGCGGCTTCCCGTTGCTCTCCACGTCGATCACGTAGTCGGGCGGGAAGCCCTGCGCATTGAAGAGCTCGCGGGGTTGCAACATCCGGAGCCGCAGATCGACGATGCGATAGTCCACGCCGTGCACCGTCACCAGCCCGAAGCGCGCCTTCGTGGTCACCGTGTCGAGCGGCCGGTCGGCGCGCTGCCGCTGCGTGTCGCTGGCGCCGTAGTACTTCACCAGGAAGGCGAGCACGTCCTCGGCGTGATCCTCGCCGCCAGCGGGCACGAGCGGCGCGGTCTGCGCGGTGAAGTGCTCGCGGCACGTCACGGTGGCGAGCGGCGCGTCGAGGTCTTGCTTGAACACGTCGCCGTAGTGGCGCGTGAGGAAGCCCGTCACGAGCGCGTGCTTCTGGTCTTTGACCACCGTGCCGAGCGGCTTGTGAAGGTCGAGCGAGCGCGGCTTCTGCCCCTTCCGCTCGCCGTAGCCCGTCTGCACGAGGATGGGCGCGACGAGCGAATGGTGGCCCATGCCCCCGCTCGTGATGGTTGGCACCGGCGAGTCGACGCCGCGACCGACGCTCTGCCCGAACTGCGTGGTGACGTAGGGCGTGACGAGGTAGTGGTGGTCGCCCGTGGTGAGCGTGGGGACGGGCTCGCCGAGGGAGCGCCCGCGGTGCCCAGTGGTGTTCGTCATCAGGTGCGGCGTGACGAGGGCGAACTCCCCGCGATGCGCGCCCGTCACGGTGCGGAGCGGCTGGTGGAGCCCGTGCACGCGGACGTCGCCCTGGTGCGTCACAGGCACGATGAACGGCGACGCGCTCTCGAGCACGTACCGCCGCAGGCCCGCCGCGATCCTGCGCATCGTCGCGTCCGCCAGCGGCTTCTTCCGCCCGAAGATGCTCCGCGTCGGGAGGCTCCAGTCGATGATTTCCGCCGCCGTGCGCCAGGGATTCGCGCGCCCCTCGCCGTGCGTCGCCTCGGGCCACACGATGGGCTTCTTGTCGCGCCGCGCGATCATGAACAGTCGCCGCCGCGTTGTCGGCGCGCCGAAGTCCGCGGCCACGAGCCGCCGCCACTGCACCTCGTAGCCGTGCGAGATGAGTGCGGCGACGAACGCCTTGAACGTCTCGCCCTTGCGGGTCTTGTCGGGCTTGCCGTTCTCCAGCAAGGGGCCCCAGTCCTCGAATTCTTCGACGTTCTCCAGGAAGATCACGTCGGGCCGCACCGTGCGGGCCCACCGGATCGCCACCCACGCGAGGCCGCGCCGCCCGCTCTCGCGGGGCGCGCCGCCCTTCGCGCGGCTGTGATGGGTGCAGTCGGGCGAGAGCCAGAGGCGCCGCACGCGCCGCCCGCCCGCGGCCTCGCGCGGGTCGACCTCCCACACGTCCTCGATGTAGTGGCGCGTCTCGGGGTGGTTGGCCTGGTGCATCGCGATGGCGTCGCGGCAGTGGTTGACCGCGATGGCCACGGGGCGCCCCGTCGCGGCCTCGAGGCCCGTGCTCGCCCCGCCTCCGCCCGCGAAGTTGTCCACGTCGATTTCGTCGAGGCTCATGCTGCCCTCGCTTCCGACTCGGCCAGCTCGACCCCGTGCGCCTCGGCGACCCCGCGCACGGCCGCCACGATCGACGCCGGCACGACCGCGCAGAAGCCGTCGCCGTCCTCGCGCCACTCGATGTGGATGCCGCCGAAGGACGCGGAGAGGTCTTCGCGGGCGGCCGGGCGCAGGGCGTCCCACTGCGCGCGGGGGGCGCGGAGGCGGACGATGCCTTCGGGTGCGGGCTGGGAGGCCGGGGCGGTCGGGGCGGACTCCGCGGGCTTGGCCTTCCTCGCGCGCTTCTTCTGGGCCTTCTCGCTCTTCTCGACCCGTCCGCCCATGTCGTCGGGCCGCGCGACCGCCTCGCCCGTCGCGGGGTCGATCGCGTGCGTCACGTCGATCGCGTCCGAGGGCGCGCCCGCCTCCCTCATCGGCGCGCGCAGGATCGGCCCGCCCCCCGTCCGCACGAGGTCGAAGAGGGAGGTCTGCCTGTCGCCCCCGCTCGCCGCGCGCAGGTTGGCGACCGACTGCCTGAAGTAGCTCGCCTTCAGCTCGGCCCCCACGAACTTGCGCGGGCTGTCCAGCCGGCGGCCCGCGCGCGTCGCACCGCCGAGGGCGATGTGGCCCTCGCTCCCGATGCCCATGTAGGGCGAGAAGACCACGTCGCCGGGGTTCGTCCAGAGCTCGACCGCGCGGAGGATCACCTCGAGCTGGAGCGGGCAGATGTGCCGCTCGTCGTCGTGCTCACGCGCGCTCTGGTGCTGGAGCGTGTCCTGCGGGTCGATCGCGGCCTTGACGCCCTCGGCGGTGGTCACCGCCCACACGGGCGACGCGATCTGTTGCCACTTGTCGACGGGGTAGGCGTCCGTGGTGTGGCGCACCCGTTCCTCGACGGGCACGTCGCCCGGCGCGCGCATCGCGATCAGGTAGTCCGGGATGCCCGCGCGGCTCATGCTCGCGTTCTCCCGCACGGTCTTGTGGAGGAGACCGAGCGCCTTGGTGCGCTGCATCGCGGTCACGGGGTCCTTCCAGATCGTGTGCTTGGAGTGGAGGACGAAGCCGTGCTTCTGGAAGGCGCGGATGAGGTCGCCGGGGAAGTCGCGGAGGCCGATGTAGCCGTCCCGCTCCTTCGACGTGGGCATGTCCATGCAGTGGAACGCGACGATGCGCCCGCGCATCATCACGCGCGCGAGCTCGCGCACCAGGAAGTCGAAGTGCGCGAAGAACTCCGCGTCGCTTCGGACGTTCCCCATGTCGCGCGGGGAGTTGGAGTAGGTGTAGAGGGAGGCGAACGGCGGCGAGAAGACGGAGAGCGCGACCGATCGGTCGGGCAGTCCGCGCGCGACCTCGACGCAGTCGCCGTGGTAGGCGTGCCAGTTCTCGCCGGATGCCTGGTCGAGGACGTTGACGGGGATCGGCGTGTCGTTGGTGCTCATGCTGCGGTCTCCTCTTCCTTCTCCGTCCTCATCCATCCGGGCACGGTCATCCGCACGCCCGGCGCGTACTCGTTCGTCTCGCGCGTGATCCCACGCACCTCGGCGCGCACGGCGCCCGCCGTCTCGCGGGACAGCTCCTCGGCCATCCGCTGGGCGTCGGCCTCTTTCCTCTTGAGGTTCGCGAGGACTGCGCCCTCGGCCTCGCTCGCGAACACGTGCGCATGCACCTCGCGCTTCTGCCCGAACCGCCACGACCTGCGGACGGCCTGGTAGTAGGCCTCCCAGGAGTCGGTCACGCCCACGAACGCCTGCCGCGCGCAGTGCTGCCAGTTGAGCCCGAAGCCGCAGATCGAGGGCTTCGTCACGAGGACGCGGGCGCGCCCGGCCGCGAAGTCGACGAGGGCCCGCTCCTTGTCGTCGGCGTCCATGGAGCCGCGCACCTCGACGGCCCCGTCGATCGCCTTCGTCAGCGCCTCCGACTCCGCGTTCAGGTCGCACCAGACAACCCACGGCTCGCCCGCCTCCGCGTTGACCATGGCGGCGCAGGCCGCCACGCGGTCGCCCGTGCTCGCCTTGCGGGCGTTCCGCCGGTCGGAGAGGGTGCGCGCATCGACGGCGAACAGGAGCCCCTGCGCGCGGTAGGTCTCGGCCGGAGCGGAGACGATGTGCTCCCGGACGTGCAGCTTCGGGAGCACGTACGCGGAGTCGTCGTAGCCGAGGTCCGACGGACGGCGGATGAGGGCGCCCCACGACGCGACCCACCGCCAGAAGGCGACGCGGGCGTGGCCCTTCAGGCGCCAGGTCTGCGTGTCGCCCCCGTCGTGCATGAAGAACTCGCTCAGCATCTCCGCGCGGGTGCAGACGCCCATGAACTCCGCGTGCGTGCCGAGCTCGGTGTGGTCGTTGGGCGCGGGCGTCGCGGTGCAGGCGAGGCGGAAGGGCGTGCGGGAGAAGGCGCCGAGAAGCGCGCGGAGCGTCTTCGCGTCGTGGTGCTTGATGATGGACGATTCGTCGAGGACGACGGCCCCGAAGCGGCCCGGGTCGAAGCGGTGGATGCGGTCGTAGTTCGTGACGTTGATCCCCGGACGAACGTCGGAGTCGTCGCGGCACACCGTGACGTTGACCCCCATGGTCTCACCCTCGCCGGCCGTCTGTGCGGCGACCGCGAGCGGCGCGAGGACGATCGTGCGCTCGGCAGCCCGGGCGGAGGTGAGCGCGTCGGCCCACGCGATCTGCTGGCGCGTCTTCCCGAGGCCGGTGTCCTCGAACAGGCACGCGCGCCCCCTCTTGAGCGACCAGGCGACGGCGTCGCGCTGGAAGGGGAAGAGGGACGGGTGGAGGTCGGGGATGCGCGTCAGGCCCGTCGGCGGCTGCGCGGACAGCTTCGCGCGGACGAAGCTGCCGTAGGGGTCGCGTGATCCGGCAGGCCCGGTCGAGTCGGCAGGCGAATTCACGCCCCCTCCACCCGACGCGGCATGATGATCCCGACGAAGCCCGGCTCGCCCTCGGCGACCATCACGGCCGGGTCGAGCTCGCCCGACAGGCGCAGCGTCACGCGCTCGCCGGGGAGGCTCGCCAGCATCTGCGTCACGTACTCGGCCGTAAGCGCGATCGTGAGCGCCTTGAGGTCGGGACCGTCGTTCCCGCCGCCGATCTCGCACGGGACGGAGTCCTTGATCTCGCAGGTGTCCTTGCCCTCGGCGACGAGCGAGAGCGCGTCCCCCTTCGCCGTGAAGACCACGTGAAAGGACGCGACGCTGACCGTGCGGACGGAGTCCACCAACTCCTCGCGGGCGACCGTGACCGCCATGCGGTAGCGGTCGGGGATCACCTGCTGATAGCTCGGGTACGCGGCGTCCACGAGCTTCGTCGTCCAGACCACACGGAGGCCGGAGGCGGGCGACCCCCACGCGACCGAGAGCGGGCCATCTTTCTTCGCAGCCGAGAGCGTCACCTCGCCCTCGTCGGGCAGCCGCGCGTGGTTGAGGAAGGCCGAAGGGATGAGCCACGGGCCGCCCGTGCCGACGTGGTCGCGCTCGACCTTCGCGAGCCGGTGCCCGTCGGTGGAGACCGCGCGGACCTTGCCCTTGTTGAACTCCAGACACACGCACGCGAGGTGCGGGCGCGTCTGGTCCGTGCTCATGGAGGGCTTGGTGATCTTGAAGAGCGAGGCAAGGGACGCGGCGGGGATCACGATCGGCTCGCCCTCGGCGCCCGGCACGCTCGGGTAGTCCTCGCCGGGGATGGTCGGGATCGACGTGGCCGACCGGGAGCCGGCGCCCTTCACGGCGAGGGACGAGCCCGACTTCGCGGTCGAGAGCGAGAGCGTGAGGTCGCCCTCCTTCATGCGCGCGACCACGTCGCGGAGGAGCTTGGCGGGCGCGCAGGTGGCGCCGGGCTTCTTCACGGTCGCCTGCGTGGTCGCTGTGCACGAGACGAGGAGGTCGGTGCCGACGACGGACAGGGACCCGTTCTTCTCGGCCGAGATGCGGAGGCTGTGAAGGATCGGCATGGCCGAGCCCTGGTCGCTCGCGGGGAGGGCGGCCTCGATCGCGGAGAGGAGGAACTTGCGGGGGGCGGTGAACTCCATGATCAGGCGGCCTCCGTGCTCTTGCTGGCGTCGTCCGGCCGCGTCGCCGCGATGTCGGCGCGGAGCGCGTCCAGCCCGCGCGAGAGCTCGTCGCGGATGCGCTCCATCTTGGCGATCACCCGGTCGGGCGTGCGCTTGCGGATCGTCTCCACGTCGGAGAGGGCGCGGTCGCGGGCCTCGCGCATTGCGTCGCGCTCGGCGCGCGCGTCGAGCATCTCCATCCGCGCGCGGTGCGTCTCGTCGGTGGCGCGCGCGGCCTGCGGGAGCGTCATCGCGCACGGCATCACGAGCGCCTTCGCGCTCGTGATGCCCATGCGGTCGGCCGCCTCCCACGCGGCGGACGGGTCGTCAGCGATGGCGACCACGGGGCATCCGGGGTCCATGGTGTGAAGGGCGAACGGCATCGGTCTACATCTCCTCTTCTGCGGTGAATCGGTCGGTCATCTCGCTCATGTCGCGGATCGCGCGGCGGATCGCTTCCTCCCGCGCGCTCGCGTTCGTATGCTCGTGCGCGGTCTGCCCGGGCAGGCTGGTCGCGCGCACCAGCGGCTTGCGGCGGGGCGCCGGGGCGGGCGCGCGCTCGGCGGCGGAGGGGCGCGCGCTCACGACACCCCCAGGGCGCGGAGGTCGGCGGCGGTCGGCTCCTCGTCGGCGTCCTCGGACACCGCGTCGAGCGACCACTCCGCGCGGAAGGCGAACGACTCGACGGAACCGACGGGAGCGCCGCCAACGATCTCCACGACGTGCGCGGTCACCACGTCATCCTCACCGGGCGGGTCGCCCGGCCAGACGAAGCCCTCGACGACGAGGCGCGCGGCCTCTTCGGCGTCGCGCTCCTCGATCTCCCAGACGCATCCGTCGACCGCGACCTTGAACCGCCTCTTCGGCGGGAGAGTGAACGGGAACATCAGAACGCCTCCCACGACATCGCGCGGACGCGCCCGCTCAGCACGCCCCTGACGGTCTCGCGGTCGTCCGCGGGCTCGTCGGTGTCCGTCGAGTCGAAGAGGCTCGACGGGGCGAGCTCCTCGATCTCGTCGCGCGTGGGGCGCGTCGCGTGGTCGGCGGGGCCCGGCTGGTGCGGGCGGGTCTTGCGGGGCATCTCGTGTTCTCCCTCTCGTCGTCTCGTCTCGTCTGACTGACTGGCCCTCGTGCGAGCCGCCGCGCATTCCCTCGCGAAGAGTCCGCGGCGGCTCGCAGGAAGGCCGGTCGCGTGCTCTCGCGTGCGCGGCCGGCTCCCTGCGCTCGCTCAGAAGGGGATGTCGTTCTCGTCCCCGGCGAACTCGCCCATGCTCTGCCCCTGCATCCGCGGCGGCGGCGCGTTGCGCGCGGGCTGCGCCGGGCGCGCGCTCTGCCCGTGCTGGCCGCCCGACGGCGGCGGCTGGTTGCGGGCGCTCGCGTTCGCCGTCGCCGCCCTCGCCTGCGCGGGCGCGGAGGGCGCGGGGCGCGCGGGCTGGTGCGACTGCCCGGACTGCCCGGACGCGAGCGTCCCGCTCGCGCGCTGCGCCATCTCGGCCGCCCGCAGGCCGCCGTTGACGCGGTTGAGGAAGGCGGTCAGCGTCTGCGCGGGCGGCGGCGCGAACGTGCGCAGCTCGCGGGGCGCGCGCGGCGCGTTGACCCACTTGACCACCGCGTAGCCCTTCTCGTTGATGTCCGTGACGAGGTTGACCTCCCCCTGGTCGAGCCCTGCGAGGTCGGCCGTCAGCTCGCCCTGGAGCCCCATGGCGTGCAGCGCCTCCATGGAGCGGGAGAGCGCGGTGCGCCCCTTCGCGTCGGGCTTCGACTCGTCGAGGTAGAGGCGCCCGTCGATCTGATAGCCGGGCTTGCCGTCGAGGAGCTCGAACATGAGGGCGATGCATGGGTCGCCGTTCTTCGTGGTGTCCCACGCCCACGAGATGGCGTGGGCGCGGTAGGTGCCGGGCGGGAGGGCGTTGGAGTTCTCGGCGGGGGTCTCGTCGTAGTGCGTCGCGATCGTCATGTGCGTGCGTTCCTTCTGTCGTGTGCGTTCGGGTCGTTCGGGTCGATCAGGTGCGGCTGTCGTCGGAGTCGGGCGCGCGCGCGGCTTCCCGCGCGGACAAGCCCGCGTTGATTCGGTTGAGGAGCACGGAGAGGGCCGAGGCGCTCTCTTGTGTGGCAGAGAAAGCCGCGCGCGCCTTCTCGGCCGCGCTCGCATCGAGCTCGTTCAGTCGGCCCAAGGCGGACTCGATCTCGCCCTTGAGGCGCGCGGTCACCTCGCCCTGGCCGCGCTGCGTCGCCGCGAAGAAGTCGTCCCACGAGAGCGGCATCTCGGGCGGCAGGCCGTGCCTGCTCTTCGCGTCGAAGGCCGCGCGGCGCTCGGTGTAGAGCACGCGCTCGCTGCCGACGCCGCGAGCGCGCTTCTTGTCGGGCCCGCTCGGGTCGGCCTTCTGCGCGAACGTCCTGAAGGTCGCGAACGCGAGCTCGTCGCACCACTCCGTCAGGAGCCCGGCCGCGCCCTTGTGGAGCTTCAACTGCCAGCGGTCGTAGTCCCCGCCGGTCTCCGCGTCGGGGTTCTTGAAGGGGCGCACCTCGCCGTGCGCGATCACGACGACGTGCATGCGCTTCGCCTTGCGCATCCGCTCGACGGCGGAGAGGAAGACGCGCCACGCCTCCAGCGCGGCGACGTAGCCCTTGCCGTAGCCGAAAGACTCGATGTCGGGCTTCTTCGCCTCGCGGCAGACGTGGGCCCAGCAGAGCGGCTCCAGCCAGTCGGCCGAGTCGATCACGAGCGTCCCGAAGTCGTGCGGCTCCTCGGTGAGCGCGCGGACGGCGTCGAGCACGTCGTGCCAGTCGTGCGGCTGCGGGAAGCGGCTCACGTCGAGGAGCGCGCTCCCGTCCTCGGGTCCGAGGAAGACGGGGTGCGGCGACTGCGCGCCGAAGGTGCTCTTTCCGATGCCGCCGGGCCCGTAGATGACCACGCGGAGCGGCTGCGCCTGCACCCCGTAGGTGAGGCTGGCGAGCGTCATCCGGTTGGGGCGCGGGGGAGGCTTGGGGGAGGCGGGGGCGTTCATCGGCCCGGCTGCTGCCCGGCGTCACGGACGCGGGCCTCCGGCGCGGCGACGTTGACCTGTCGCGCCTCGTAGAGCGCGCGCATCTCGCGGCGCCCGCAGGTGGTGCTGTTCTTCATGATCGTCATCTCAGGTCTCTCCGTTCTTGTTCCCGTTCTCGTTCTCCAGCTCCGGGTGGATCACCCGCAGCCGCCGGTATCTCGTCTCGTCCCTCGCGCTCGCCGTCCCCTCGCAGATCGGCAGGTACTGGCACCCGCCGCCGCCGTGCTCGAAACAGGCGTGCGAGTGCTGCGGCACGGCGCGCACGTCCCCGTTCGCGCGGGCGTTCGCGCGCGACACGTTCATCGCCTGCGCGTTCATCCACAGGGCCCACGCGTGCGCCTCGCGCTCTTGCTCGGTCCGCACGATCTCCGCGTGGACGAGGTAGCGGTCGGGGTCCGCGGCGATCGTCTGGATCAGGCGGTCGCGGTAGTCCTCGGGGGTCTCGTCCGTCTCGCGTTGGTTGGCGTAGAGGCGCCCGTCCTTCGTGTACTTCCGCGACTCCGCGGGGGTCGCCTTGAGCGGCTTGATCTGCGGCTTGATCAGCACGTCGTAGAGGCACACGTCCGCGTCAAGCATGATCAACGTATCTTCGGCTTCCCACCCGAGCGCGCGGGCGCCGTCAAAGTAGGTGCTCACCTGCGGGTCGAGCGTCAGTCTCCTGCGGTAGTCCGATCCCGCGGAGGCGTCAGAGCTCGAGCTCTTGTGCTCAACGATCGCGACCCGCCCGTCCGCGAGCCGCACGAGCGCGTCGATCTTCCCGGCGACGCGCCAGGTCTGGCTCACGTCCCCCCACGGGCTCGTGAGCTCGTACGAGAACGCCCTCTCCACGGCCAGCACCTCCGTCGAGCACGCCCACCGCTGCCACTGCGCGTCGTAGGCCGCGAGCATGGCGGTGAGCTTCGCGAGGTCGTAGGGGTCGACCGTCTCCTGGGAAGCCTCCATGGACGCTTCTGCGGCCCCGAGAGCGGACGAGAGCGCGCGGCCCACGTCGCCCTCGCCGATGGCGAGCCACCACGCTTCCAGGCCCGCGTGGAGGGCCGTGCCGAAGGCGAGCGCATGGGGCACAGGGCCGACCGCTTGGAGGCCGACCTCGTAACGGTAGTGGTGCGCCCTCGGGCACGACTGCCAGAGACGCAGGCGCGAGGAGGTGAGGAGGTGGACGCGGTCGGTCACGAACTAGCCCTCTCCAGCAGCTTCTCCAGCTCGGCCGCGCGCTTCTCCCGGGCTTCCGCCTGCGCGCTCTCATCCGCAGCCCGCTTGCGAGCCCGCTTCGCCCACTCGAGTTCGCTCTCCATCTGCCCCTTGAGCCACGCGACCGTGAAGCCGTCGGGCGCGGGCGTGGACGTGCCCTCGCAAACATTCATGATCCAGCCGACCGCGTCGTCCGGGCGCTTGTGCAGCACAAGCTTCCCCGCGCCGCTGACCTCGACCATCTTCCCGCACGTCGGGCACTTCGCGCGCGGGCGGCCGTGCGCGTCGGTGATGTGCTTGGGGATCTTCACCGCTGCACCTCGGCCTTCGCGCACGCGACCAGGAGCACGCGGTCCGCCGCGGTCAGGTTCAGTCCGCCCGCCGCCATCTCGTGCAGCAGCCGCGCGAGCCTGTCCGCGTGCTCCGGCGAGTCGCACGGGATCACGACGGCGGAGGGGCGCGAGGCGGGGCGCGCGGGGAGCGGGCGGTCCATCCACGCGGGGAAGTCGTCGGGGGTGAGGCCCTGGAAGCTCACGGCGTCACCTCGGGCAGCGGGAGAGCGCGGAGGGCGGTGGCCGCATCGCGCCAGTGTGCGCGCGCGGTTGCGGCTTGGTACGCGACATCGATGCCGAACTCGTCCACGCGGCCCAGCGCGGCGTGCATGGTCTCTTTCGCGTCGTGAACGGCGGCCCACCGATCGCACGTTGCCGCGCACGCCTCCCGCATCGCCTCGGCGCCCTTCCGGTACGCCTCCGCAACTGCGGCCTCGGTGTCGGCGCGGAGGATCGCGCGGAGTTCGGCGACGGCGGCGTCCTGGTCCGCACAGCACGTCGTGACGACCTTCGCGTCGTCGTCGAGCCCGTCGGCCCCGACCTTGTCGACGATGACCCTGACGTAGACCTCGCCGCCCGTCCCGATGAACGTGTTGCCGACCACGCGCATCTTCGCGTAGCCGACGGTCGCGCCGGGGATGGCGCGCGCGAGGGCCGAAGCGAGCCGGTCGAGTTCCTCCTGCGCGCCCATCACGCCACCCCCGCCGTCTGGTACGCCCACGCGGGCACCACCGACTGCCCGTCCGCGGGCGGCGGCACGATCTGCCCGACGCTCGACCGCGCGATCACGCACGGGTTGAAGGCGTCGCAGTCCTCCGACGGGACGCGCCCGTGATAGAGCGCGCCGTCGTCGCGCGTCTCTCCGATCGCCTCCGCGTCGTAGACCTCGGCGCACATGAGCGACCGATCGGCGAACGCATCACAGAGGAAGGCGTCGAGCTCGTGGCGCTCGGCGGGGGTGAGCGTCTCGGTGAGGGGCGGGAGGCCCGTGCCATCGCCGAAGCCGTAGTCCGGGCCCGCGTCGACCGTCTCGCCGGGCTCGTGCGGGATGCGCACGAGGGCGTTGGAGAGCGTGCCGTTCAGGCGCGTGCGCACGCGGTCGGCGGCCGACTCCAGCCACTGCGCGAAGTCCTGGCCGTCAGCGACCTCGTCGGCGGAGGGGACGGCAACGGTCTCGACGGGGGACGCGACCGGCTCGACCCACACGGGCGAGTCCGTGCCGCGGAAGCGCTCGGTCAGGCGGTACGCGCCAGCGAGCGCGATCCCGAACGAGTGGTCGCACCGCGGGCAGTTGCGCGGGTCGATCGCGCTCCCCGCGGAGGGCGTGCCGACCATCGCGGTGCGGTCGCAGCACTGGCACTGGCGGGGGGAGAGGACGGGCGCGCTCACAGCGACACCGCCCACTCGGTGACGTACCGCGCGACGACCGCGGCGGGGCGGGAGACGCCGTACTCGGCGGCCACGTCGGCGCAGCCCGCGTCGAACGAGGCGTCGGCCACGTCGAAGGCGTGGGCGGCCGAGGGGCCGGCGCCGGACTCGGTCTCGCGGCGCCCGCGCTGAACGAAGGAGAGCTGCGAGGTGTCGGCGGCGGGGTCGTAGGCGCGGTCGGCGGGGCGAGCGGTGCGGCGGGTCGACATGAGAGCCTCCGTCCCGGCCGATGGAGTGGCGGGGACGGGGCGGAAGTTAGCTGACCACAACTAGGGTGTCAATACTGTTAGCTAACTTTTCTTCGCGGGGCTTCCGTCAGTGCTTCTGCGCGCGGTGGAGGTCGAGCTCGGACATGATCCGGGCGACCCACCAGGCGCGCGAGGGGTCGCCCGTCGCGTCGATCGTGACGGCCCGCACGCGCTCGAGCACTTCGACGGGAACGTCTCCGCGCAGGAATTCCAGCGCGGCGGCGCGGTTCGGGTACGGGTCTTTGCGGTCTGACACGGGGTTCCCCTGGTCGCGCCACCAGTCGAGCGCTTCGCGTTCGATCTCGTCGCGGCTCCGCCCGATGATGCGCGCGAGCGCGGCGAAGAGGTCGTACCCGACGCCGCGCTTGCCGCGCTTGAAGTCGGACACGGTCGCCTTGTCCACCTCGGCCGCGTCGGCCAGCTCTTGCTGCGACCGCCCTTTCCCGAGCCATTCGCGCGCCATCCAGTCGCGCAGGTACTCGTTGACGTGCACCGGGACGCCTTTTCCTCTCGCCATGAGCAGACCCATACCCGCGCCTCCGTTGGCCATGGCCGACTGTACGCGCGAAAGTTAGTTGACCTTTCAGTTGTGGTTAGCTAACTGTATCGGGCATGAACCGATCACCCGCCGCGGCGGCGCTGGACGCATGGTGCGACGAGGAGAGGGGGCGGGCCGAGGGGCTCGCCCGCGCGCTCCGCGTCACCGCGACCACCGTCTACAACTGGCGCAGGGGCGCGATCTCCCCTCGCGCGGAGAACAAGATCGCGATCGAACGGGAAACTGGCGGTGCGGCGCGCGCCGTCGAGTGGGGCGACGATCCCGGCGCGCAGGCAGACGAGACCCCCACGGGCACGGAGGCAGCGTGATCTACTTCGCGCGAGGGCTGGTCTCCGGGCTCTGGAAGGTCGGCTACACCGGCAACGTCGCCGTGCGCGCGCGGTCGCTCGCCACGCTCGTGCGCGAGCCGATCGAGGTCGTGGCCGTCGTCAGGGGTGGCGTTCTCGACGAGCGCGCCTTGCACCGAAGCCTCGCCGCTTCGCGCGCCACCGAAGCCAGCCGCGGCACTGAATGGTACCGCGACGACGGCGCGGTTGCCGCGATGGTGGCGGCGCTCCCGGTCGGCGCTCGCGGGTCTTTCGTCGCTCGTTACGCCGCACGGCCGCCCCGTCGTCGCCGCCCTGCGGCCGTTCGTGCCGCGGAGCAGCAATCCCTGCGTGATGCGTTCGTCGCGGAGCACGGGCACGAGTTTCCGGTGCTCTTGGGCTGCGCGAAGTGCGATGCCCAGCGCGCCCGGTTCCGTCGGCTGGTCGAGGCGAATTCGCCGCTCCTCCGCCGTCCACGCCGCGAAGTGCCCGCGTTCCTGACCGGGAGGACGCCGTGACCGCCCTCCCCTCCGACGCCACGCGCGACGACTGCACGCGCTCCGCCCTCGCGCAGATCAAGCACCTCCTCTCGCAGGAGCGTGCGCGCCTGCTCGCGCTCGCCCGCAAGAGTGACGTGCCGCACGCGGAGGCGCGCGTTGACAACGCCTTCCGCGAGGTCGAGCACCAGCTCGGCGTGATGGAGACGGCGGCTGCGCCCGCTGTGGATTCCGACGCGAGCAACGGGGGCAACCATGCTCGGTGAGCACTCCTTCTGCCTGGATGATGGGCGCGCCGACGTGACCGTCGAGGAGCCCGGCGGCACGACCGTCCGCTTCCGCGCCGTCCCCACGCTCTGGCGCGTCGACTGCGGGATGCGCCTCGCGTGGACGGTCGACATCCGCGGGAAGATCCTGAGCGCGCACGGGGTGGACTTCGACGCGCTCGTGCGCACGGGGAAGAAGCTGCCCGCGTGCCCGGGGAAGCGGGAGGAGTCGTCGGACTTCGCGGGCCTCGCGCGCAGGGAGGCGGGCCGTGGGTGAGCTCATCACGCGCGCTCTCGATCGCCTCGCGATGTGCGCCCCCTTCCGTCGGCTCATCGGCGGCCGTTGGACGGTCGGCCAGCGCGGCGTGTGGTGTCGGGTGCCCGAGTGTCCGGCCCATCTCAACAGCTTCCTGGCGTGGGGGCAGCCTATGCCGTTGGGCATGTGCTTCGACAACAGCGTGATCGGGATGGGGCGGGAGAAGGCGTGTTTCTGCGAGGTGCACTGTGACTGACCTCATCACGCAGGCCGATGCGCTCGCGTGCGCGCTGTCCCGCTGGGACGAGGGCGTGTGGCTCTCGCTCGAGCGCGTCCGCGACGTGCTCGACCAGCGGGAGACGCCGCCGACGCCGACCCGCACCAGCGCGCGCCCCGGCGACGCGGGGTCGTACTGGGTCGCCGAGCTGCGCGACCAGCCCGACGGGCTCGACTCGCAGCCGATCGCGGAGGGCGTCGGGGCGACGCCGGAAGCCGCGCTCTTCCGGCTCGTCGAGGAACTCAAGGGGCGCGCGCGGAAGCTCAAGGGCGAGCTCGATGCGGCGATGGAAGGGGGCGACCGTGGGTGA